AGATCGTCTCGTTTTTGTAGATTTCTTCATGGATTCCATATAGATAAATCGATGCGCTGTTGATGGCAAAAACCGTGCTTTGAAAATAGTCGCTGTCAATCGAGAAATCGAAAGGCACATAAGCCTTATTGACAAGGCGCTGGCTTTCCACGTCGATCTCAAGATTCTGATAATGATTGTTCATGAATGTGATATCAAGCGAGCTGATTTCTTCATATTTCTTGAAATTGATCTTGCCATCCCCCTCAACCCAAATGGCGGAGTCGCTTATTTCAGCAAGACTTCTGAGTGCTTCAATAACTTTCACGCCGTCATATTGCGCCGCGCAGTCCAGGCTTTCCCCAGACATAACAGCGGCCCAGGTCAGAAAAGAGGAATAATCAATATCAGGATTATTCGTGCTTACTACAGCGGATTTGCCCCCGTAGCAGGTGCAAAGTGTCCAGGCGATATCTGAGGGGATCTGAGCGGCAAAGCTCGCGGGTACATCGGAATCCCCGATTTTGCGCTTTTCGAAATCATAGAGATTATCGGCAAATTCAAGCTCGCAGATTTCCCGTTGATATTTGACATTTTTGAGAAAGCCGGTGTAGAGGGTGACGAGTTCGTTTCCACTCGTGGGATGTTCAAATCCCATCTGCAACGTGGCCGTGTTCGGAATCGTGTAGACGTTGGCATAGAATCCATTGAAATGCCCGTCCGTATTATCAAGCGGAACAGCAATTTTGAGCGAGCGCAAATCATTGATCGTGCGCTTGATTCGTGGCCAGCGTGTCACCCGGTCGGAATAATCCGAGGTCCCGATGCTGAATTTCCGTATAGGTTCAGAGGCGGTGTTCTCAAGCTGTACCTGAAACCAGGATGATACACTATAAGGCATCAATACCCCTCAAGCTCGATCTTGCCTTTAAAATGGTCACTATAGGGTTTGTTGCACATAGCTAATGGTGTTTCTTCATTCATGATCATTACGCTATGAACTTCTGTTACGAAATCACTGGTCACAAAGAATAAGAGCTTTGTGTTTGTATCCCACCACGAATTGACAAGCGCCATATCGGAGGCAGTAACCCAGTTGTTTTGAAAAGAAATCTTTTCATAATCATACCATTTATAGACCCGGAACCTGCCCGACTTCGCGCGGGTTTCCGTCCGTACCTGTTTCTCGCCCTTGGAGTAATCCCATTCGGGATTAAGGGTTACGGTTTCGGACATCGCTATCCCGAGGTCATAAGCTACAGTTACATTAGGATCACGGACAAACATAAGTGAGTCCAGATAAACCGAGAAATCGGTCGTATTATCCGTAATCTCATTGATAGTAAAACGAAGGAAGGATATGGCTGACCAATCTATTGTTCCTGTACTCCAATCAGGATCATCAAGATCAAACTTTAAAAGATTCCATCCCACTGAAAGATCGGTTTTTGGCATCCCAACATAAGCCCGGTTATCAACATCACTTCCCCATTGCAAAATCACACAATTCCCAGTAGCATTTAAATAATCCAGGATCGTAAAATAGACCCATAAATAAAGCCAGTCATGTTGATACTGAGTCAAATCACCCTGAGCTTGAGTATTAGTCCAATACGCATTATCTGTCTCCGATAAACTAGCATCAATCCCTAATTTTGCCGAATGAGACCCCTCCTTGACAATACTCGTTTCATCAATCGGGTTTAAACCATCATTAGCTTCCACCCAATCAGTTATCGTTGACGTATCACCGCAATCATCCAGCATTATTATATTCATGGAGTGATACCTGCGAACTTTAGGTTACGGAGGGCTGGCACAATCTTATCTTCACAGATATTTTGCCAATCGCGTCGGCTCATTTGTAAGAGGCTTTCCACATTGCCGGCATTAGGAAGTATCTCATTATGTACATTCAGATTTTCCACTGTTATGCCTTCCCGTTCTCTTGCCAGATATTGCGTCAAATCTCTGTTCTGAGGTTCCGAAATCACGCGCTCATTTCTTGCAAGGAAATAATATTGCTCCTTTGGTACCCGCTCAAGCCCCCCGTGAGCTGCCCCACCTATGGCCATACCTGCCATTTTTGCACCTGCGGAACCGGCCAGCATTGCCGCTGTGCTTGCTGCCGCTATACCCGGAGCGAGGGCAGGGCCTATGATGGGGATCGCCGCCGTTGCTGCGAATGCAGAGGCATAGGTCTGTTGAGTCAATTGCCCCATGCGGGCGATTTGTTCTGTGACACCCGTTGATAGATTCAACATGGCCAGCACAACTCGCTTGACCCCGATCCCGACAAGAGTGGCAACCACCATTTCAGCAGTGCCTCTCAACAAATCCTTTAAGGCATCGGCAAGATTCTCACTCTCAAAGATAGCCTGGCCAACTGCATTCCCGATGCCGGCTGTCACCTTATCAAAGACATTCGTTATCAGCTCGCCCGTTTGCTCGGCAAAAGTCTTTGTCTGCTCGGCCATTTGCTCTAGCCAAGTCCATTCATCTTCAAGCTGCTTATCCTTGAGATCTTCCCGTTTGGCCTGATACACCATTTCAAGCTCATTCAAGAGTTTTTGGTTTCCTTCGAAAAGCTCACGTTGCTTGTCATACCAGATCGTGAGGCGTTGCTCCTCGGTCATATAATATCCGGCCCACATGTCATGAAGAGCCTTTATTGCGTTCTTTTGGGCATCGGTTAAATCGTTGATATTCTTTTTCGTGGTTTCGGTGTTCTCGGTGTCAAAGGGTGGTATGCCGTTTGTTTTGGCCAGGCCCCGTAATTCCTCAATGGCTTTCCTGATCTTGGCTGTGAAATCCGTTACCTGATGAATGGCAAGGGGCTCATCTATCAACTTACTCAGGGCATTCTTAGCACGATTCGATGACATTTCAAGGTTGGCCATCGCCACTTCGCTCTGATTGCTGAAAGCGATAAGCCTCTCAATGATCGAATCAAATTGACCCTCAAAGTTGATCTTATCCATGAGGGTGGCCATGCTGTCAGTCAGTTTGGCAAAGCCCTTATGAAGAAGCTGCATAAATTCAAGAAAGGCTATTTTGAGAATTTGCCATATCATCTTGAGCCCGCGCCAGGAATCGATCATTCCAGCTATTCCGTAAGCTGCGATAGTAGCCATTTTACCGATAGCAGAAACAAAGCTCTCGGCGTAATTCAGGATTTCGTCTTTGTTTTCCCGAATATGTTTGATAATTCTCTTCCCGGCCTCTGCCGCTATGCCTGCCCACTCGCTGAAAAGTGGAATGATAGCCTGTCCGATCTGCGTCTTGATGCCTGTCAGAACACGGTGGACCCGGAGCATATTGTCTTTGAATTCTGCGGCTTGATCTGCACTTATCTTATCAAAGGTGATACCGAGGGCCTTGGCCTCATCGGTCATTTTGCGGAGACCTTCGGCACCTTGCTTCATAAGGGGCAAGAGCTGAGTCCCTGCCCGCCCGAAAAGGTCTTGAGCAAGGGCCACCCGCTTTGTGTTGTCCTCCATGTTGGCAAGACCTTGCGAGGCCTCCATGACCATAGTGTCGAGGTCTTTCAGGCTGCCATCTGCATTCTTGACATTGATTCCGAGGTCTTCAAAAGATCGCTTAGCTTCGGCAAGACCGTCATCGGCATCGCTCATGCGTTTAGCCAGAGTTCTGACGCCCTTTTCCAGGCTTTCAATACTTGACCCGGAGAGTTCAATCGCATGCTTCATGCCGGAGAGTAGCTCGGTAGAGAGCCCTAAGCGGAGACTCATCTTCTGGAATTCATCCCCGGCCTTGGCCGTGCTATTGGCAATGGCAAAGAGACCGGTGCCGAGGCCCGCAACTGCCGCGCCCGCGCCTATGGCAAGGGTCTTGACACTCGGAAGCATCCCGCGCAAAGACTTCATTGTCTTTGAGAACTGGTCTTTTGCGTGGATTATTATTTCAAGTTTTTCCGACATTTTGTTGCCTTATCTTCACCCATTCATCCCGGCAAATATCGAATATCTGGACAATGATGTTGAATTGCTCCAAAACCCCTCCGGGATCTGGCCATTCAGTTCGCCTGTAAACACCGTCACTGTGTAACTCATGGCAGTGATAAAAGAGATCCAGCCAAAGTGAGGCGGGCCATCCGGCTATCAGAGCCTCTATCGATCGGTC